ATCCAGATTCTACTGCCATTACATTTAATAAATCTTCTGGTTTCATTCCAACATTAGAAGAAACTTCTAATAATTTTTTATAAAATGCCTCTCCTAATTTTGACATATTATTTCTCAATTGAAGATGCTAAATTAAATAATTTAACAGCAGTTTCTGGATCATTATACTTAATAGATTTTGCATACTTAGAAATATAAGCCGATAATACACGTGGAGATTCTTCAGACATAGATCTCAATGATTCATAAAAAGAAAAATGACTTTTTTTGTTTTTAGGATCCGTGTCCTCTTTATCCGTTTTCTTTAAATCAAAAGGAAGTTCAATTTTTTGACGTGTTTTAGGATTATATTTAGGATCAAAATTAGGTGTGATTAGCTCATTTATCTTATTATTAGGAATTCTTTCTTTTGTAGCCTTATTTATATAAAATTTTTCTCCAGAATTTGGATCTTCATTTTCTATTATTTCTTCTGGTAATTTTAGTTTTGGTACAGGCGGCATTGTAGGAATAACAGATCTTGCTGGATATTGCTGCGTGATCTCTGGCTTAAATGAAGTTTGTGGATTAACAACAGGCTGAATAGGTAAAGCAGAAGCAGGAGAAGAAGATAAATTTGGACTTGTTTCTACTTCTTTAACAAAATCTTGACTTTCTAAAAATTGTTTGACATTTTTATCATAATAATTTTTAAAACCTTTCTCACCTGCATCATAAATTGTAAATTCACGAATAATTTTCTCTGAAGCATCTACAAATAAATCAGGGCGACGCACCGTTCTAGCATCATCCATTACACTTAAAGATTGTTTAATTATATTTAATAATTTGTAAGATGAGTTAAGTAAAGAAATTGTATCATTTTTTAATTGTTTTACTTTTGCAGGATATCTTTTTTCCCATGCAGCCAAAGCACTGCCTCGCATAGCTTTATTCATTAAATTAGAAAAGAAATCCATTATTCCAGCTTCTTTAACAAAATAAGAATAATTATTTAAAGCCGTTTTCTTTGTCCATCTACTTTTTAAACTTTTAAGATGCTCTTTTGTATTATCATCTAAATCTTTAAATAAAATTTCTCTATGAACATTATCAAAATTTATTTTAAAAATTAAAAGAACTCTTGTCAAATCAAATACTTTTTTATGAAATCTACCTAAATCAGCAACAGCTTTAATATACTCACGCGAAGCTACATTCGATTTTGCATTTTTTAAAACTTCTTCTAAACTAATAGGATCTTCTGGAGCATCCGCCTTCCCATGCTTCTCTCCCAATGCAATCGCCCTTGCATCGTCATCAGCTTTATTCATTCTTTCAACAATTTCAGCAAAATCACCAGATAGCTTTTCTGTAGCAAGTCCACCAAGGTAATCTCCCCAATTAGTGGTAAGAAACTTTTTAATATTACCTTTTCTCTTTTGGGCAATTTTTTCCATAAGAAACCCTTCATCTATAAAATCTTTAAAACAATACAAAATTATTCATAATTGAAGGATCTTAACTTTTCTTTTAAGACGGCATTGGTCCAGAAGGTAAAGGCGGACTTTCAGGTCCCGGCGGCGCTCCAGGCAATGAAGGCATCCCTCCTGGCATCCCTCCAGGCATTCCCATATCTAATGGACTTCCACCTCCCATTTGACCAGGTACAGGAGACTCTCCTCCAGGTATAGATCCACCAGGAGAAGATGTTTGAGGAATCTCATCTTCATCATTTAATCCTCTTATTGCATTAAGATCCATCGTTTGAAGTGAAGCTGTTTCTTTCATAAGAATATTATTTGCAATCGCTTCTTTTCTCATTTTTCTCATCTCATCTTCAAACTCTAATCCCATAGAACGATATAATGTATGCAAAGATACCCTTTTCTGATCCCCTGTCCCTTGCGTCAAAGTAACTAATGTATTAATATAATCTCCAGCATCAAAAATAGACATGTGATTCCAATCTATTTCTGGTACTATCAACTGCTTCTCTCCCCCAGAATAATCATAAAATCCTTGAATTTTAGAAATAGGAGCAAAAATCTTTCTCTTTAACCATACTCCTAACATATTCCGAAATTGCATGTAACGCTGCCTCAATACATCTAATGCAATACCACCATTATTATATGTTATATCTCCACCACCATCCATAATAACAGAAGGTACCTGTAATCCAATATAAATTTCTTTTACTAATTGTGTGATATCTCCACTTGTATCGTAAATACCCTGCCCCGCACCAATTCTTTGAATATCTACTCCTGCATGCGTAAATATCTTGAAATCTCGATCATATTGCGCTTCTTCAAAAATATTCCTCCAAGCCTCAATATCTGCAAAAGTAGGATGTAATCCCTCGGGACTATCAGTACCAATCTTGACAATAGTCAAAGGATTAATCATATTATTAGCCTGCGCATACTTTGATTCGCGAAGTTTGTCAAATAACATTAACTGTCTAAAAATACACACCGGCAACCCTGTCCCTCTTATCTCATAAGGACTAATTCTTCTTGCTAAATGTGATACGTGAAAATTATCCAAAGGAATGTTCTCTCCACGCTTAACAGAATCTACAATATGCAAATTTAATTGCTTCCTCTGCTCAATATCAGTTGGCTTATTCGAAAATATAATTTTTTTTAAATTTTCATCCGGACGTAACATAATGATTGGCTCGTTCGCTACCACCGTACGCTTAACTAACATATAATCAGGATTTTGAATTAATAATCTACTCCACTTCCCTCTACTCTCATCCAATTCAGCATATACAAACGCCTCCCCCAATAACCAATACTCCTGAGCTATTTGTACACAAATATTCATCAAATCAATCTCTTCAATCATATCATTAAAGAATTTTTCAATATCCTTATTCGGACACTTAATGTTTAATTTGCTGATCGGATATGTACTGTGCAAACTAATCGCATTATGCACAAATGGATTTAATGCATAAAAACTACGACACCATGCGTTAATAGTTGCTCTGTCTCTTGGTAAATTTAAATTGCTATCTAACCATAATGGAGAATATACTTCTGGAACTTGCTTTACCGTATTTCCACCTAATCCACCATGATACCCACCACCACTCACTACCTGAGAAAATTTCTTCATCCCACCAACAGAAGAAGCAACATTTGAATTAAATGTTAATTCTGTCTCCTTATTCCCAGAACTAGATCCATCACGAAATAATCCCTGCTCTACCTCATGCGCCAAAGCATCCTTACGTACATGCGAGACACCATTAGCCATCAATGCACTTACCTGCGGTATTGCCGATCTATTATTTAAATATTGCTCAGAATTTGATGGTCCAACCCACTTTTTTAATAATTTATTGATAGGCATTATTTTTTTTCCTCTGTATTTCTATATCAATGCCTTTTTATAATTACAATTATAACACAATATTTGAAAATTATCAATAGGATAATTCTGCCTTTTAAGCCAAATATAAATATTGGGACCTATTATTTTTCTGTGCGCCGCACCTAAGTTATCAATATGATCAATTGTCAAATACTCTTCATTATCAACCAAACAATGGAAACATTTTCCACCATATCTTGTATATGCTTCTTTCTTAAGATCAATTTGCAAATTCTTCTTTAAAATATTTTTACAAATATTACAAATACGAAATTTTAAATTATCAGAAGAACCACAATATTTACATAAATTATTAAATATATTATTTTCTTTTAATTCAATTTTTTTCATTGAATGAGCACAATTACAGTTGTAACAAAGTATACGAATATTATTAGGCTTATTCTTAAATACCCATTTATAAAATCCTGTACCACTATCAGTCTTTAATACTTCTTTTCTATGCTTTCTACCATTTCCATCTATATGATCTAAAGAAATTACATCTTTATCATCAGATAAACAATTTTCACACCTTCCACCATAATAATCAAATACTTCTTTTTTTAAATTTTTATATGATTTTTTATAATTTAATAAATAATTTTCTTTATTATTTTTATATCTTTTTCTATTAGATAAATTTTCACAAATCTTACATATATACTTACATCTATTTTGTCTCGATATAGACCAATTTTGATTGTTTAACTCAATATTACAATTAGAACAATTCATCAAAATCTTCTTGAAATATTTCCAGTCATCACCAATGGCTTGTTCACTAAACCAAATGACTTCTGCTGCAATAATGGATTGTTATTTGTAAATCCCTTCGTTATCAAAAACTTATACGCCAAGTACGCATTCAACAATGCCATGAAGCCGTCATTAGGAGTACTCCCCTTTACATAATTTAATGTGTGCTCTCCAAATTTAGAAATTGATGGCGATATTTCCATACTAGCACAATGCTCTATCAACCATGCCACCTTCTCATATGATCCAAGAGGAAATTTTACATTCCCCTTCTTCATTAAATTAAATAATTCTGCAATATAATAATTTCTTTCAAAATTTATTTCTTTAGGATAAGCATCACTCCTAAACTTAATATGATCATTCAACTTCCCAGCTGCTCGAGAAACTAAATATCGATCCCCGTAAATTTCATGCATCACTTTGCTAAAATCTTCCGAAAATCCAATATCTCCTACAGCTAAATTAACACTATATTGCCTCATTAATTGATCAATAATTCCTTTCTTACTCTCCATATCATTTCTTTTAAATTTAGTAGCAAATTCAATAGAAAATAATTCCGGACCCTTAATTAATAATACCACCGCCGTACTATAAGATTGACCAACATTCTTAACTTTTTCTGGATTCGCTAATTGCTCTATATCTGATCTAGCCCCGTAATCTACTCCAAGAACTACAATCTGATCCTTCGATGCCTCAATCATTGCTCTAAAAGGTCTGTTTTCTCCACAAATTTCTCTAATCTCCTCTGGAGTAATAGGTGATGAATCTCCTTGATAAAACTCTCCCATAACTTCATTTTGATAGGTACGCTCAGTATTAACAGGATGTCTCCCCGGCATTTCACCATCTATTGTTTCTCTAGTAAATGTAGGCATGTAAAGCTGATTAATATGAAAACCAATCATTTGACAATCTGGATCATTAGCGTCTCGTGTAGCTACCCATTTTCCTCTTTCAGTAGCTTCTAGTTTATTTTGCTCAAAACCACATCTAGGACATTTTATAATAAATCCATGAATCCAAATTTTTTTCCAATCATCTGATTCTGGAGTGTATAAAGGAAAATATTCATGACATTTTTCACAATTTAAATGAAAATATTGTTGAGATGAAGTCTGCCACATTTTATAAAAATCTGATCCCTTTTTTCTAGGTGTACCAAAAAATACTCTAACACCTTTACCAGGTTCACCATATTTTGCAGTGGTTAATATTTTTAATGAATTTCCAATAGCTGCCCCAGTAGTTTTCTGAACTTCATCATAAAAAATAACATCAGCAGTACGCCCCATAACTCTATCACCATCTAAACCTATGGATTCAATCCATAAATGATTACCTCCTTTAAATTGCTTAAAGTGTAAAGAATCATTAGTGTCACTACTTTGATCTAGTAATGATTGCATTATAGATTTAGGTTTATTTTTATTACCATCATTAATTGGTATCGATGAATTTATCATTGCATTAAGTTTGGTTTTAGAATAAGCAGCAGCAAGTTCTAATTGAGGAAAAGAATGCATTACTCTAATTGGAAATCTATCTCCATTACCAAATATACCAGAGCCCATAAAGTACATTTCTAGTGCACAAGCCATCGTTGAACCTGAAATTTGCCTCGCCTTAACCATTACAACTGGTTTTGCATTTGGTTCTAATGCTTTAATGCCTATGTGCCTATAAATGTCAACAAAAGGTCTATATCCATTTCCATTTAACCTAAAAGGTTTTCCATCTATTGTAAGATATTTTTCAGTCCAATACACTGGGTCTATGTTTAATAGTTGGTCTTTTAATTTTAAAAATAAATCTTCTGTGTCACTTTTCATAACTTTCCTGTACTTTATATTTAAAAATATTAGTCTGTATTGACAAAGTAAAATAAGTAGTTATAATATGAATATTATGAAAAAATGCAGACGTTGTTTACAAGAGTTAAATGAAAAAAATTCTTCTCCATCCTTTTTAAAACGTAAATTTAAAATTTGTAGAGAATGTAATAGATTAGATAATAAAAATAGAGTAATTTTACGTAGAAAGGGTGTTATTGAAAAATTAGGAAATAAATGCCAATGCTGTGGCATTGATAATTTTGACTTTCTTTCTATTGACCATATAGATGGTGGGGGCATCAAAGATAGAAATTCTTTTAAAGGCTGGTCAAGATATATTAGATATTTATTCTTTTTGTCAGAAGAAGAATTAAATTTAAAATATAGATGTTTATGTTTTAATTGTAACTGTGGCTTTGGATTTTGGGATAGATGTCCCCACGTTTTTAAACCTGTCACTGAAGAACAATTAAAGTTATTGCCAATAAGTAATCGTGGAGTTAAGAAAACATATCTTTCTAAAGAAGATCATAAAAAAAGAGAAGATGTTTTAGAATTTATAGCTAAATTAAAAAATAAATTAGAAATGATTGTAGCATATGGCGGAAAATGTGTTTCTTGCAATGAAGATCATCCATTATTTTTAACATTAGATCACATGAATAATAATGGAAATTTAGAAAAAATGAAAAAAGGTAATGGATTTTATAAATTTTTAAGGCGTCAAGGTTATCCAGGTAAAGGAACTCAACTGCAATTATTATGTCATAATTGTAATCAAGGAAAAGAATATGCTGCACGAAGATTAGGTAAGGTAGAAAAGGCTACTTTACCAGAGATCTACATTAAGCAAGAATATAATATTTCTGAAGAAGAGGATAAGTATCTATGGGATCAGTCTCGAAGATTATATGTTCAGATTAAATTTTAACAGGATTTAGAGCAAAGAAGGCATCTGTATTTGATGGATCTGTATCTGTGACGTCCATATTTTCTCTTTTGCCTAGATTAAAATGGTTTTGTTCTTCCATACCATGTTTACTTTTTTCGGCTAAATTTAATTTGCTAATATATCTGATTAAATTTTCATCTTCCCAATCGCTGGCATCGGAGACATCATGTTGGTGAATAGATTTAATTTTATCAATTATGGCGGGGATAGGAAGATTTCCTCTAGTACTTTCTATATAATTTTTGCAAGTATTAGCAATTCTGGGTAATTTTTTAATTACGATTGGGATTAAATGCATTTCTTTAGAAGAGGCTGTTTTTTTATTTGTATTATTTTCATTTTCTGATTTTTTTGTTTTTTCTAAATAATCTTTCATACCGCTTCTATTCATCATATCGTCAACGGCGGCTTGGACGGAGGGATATTTTGATTTAGTATTCATGATGGAGTTCATTTGTTCAAAAATAGATTCATCTATTTTTTTAGATTGAACGGCACCTTTTTCTAAATTTTTTTGGAAATTTTTTAGCCAGGTATCATCTTGGTCAGAGTAGGTTGAAATTATTGGATTATATCTTTTTGCCATTGTAACCTTTTATTAAGCTTTATATTGAGCTGACCAGTCAAAATTATCATTATCTGCTATATCGATATCTTCATCTGGCATGTAGCCTCTATCTGAGCGGAGTGTAACTCCCATATCGAATAATAATTGTTGAACTTCTGCTTGTTCTCGTTCTGTTAAATTCCATTTTTTGACTTGTTTTGCATAAAGGTCTTCGATATCGTGTCCTGCTGAGACCATGCCATTGATGCAGATTCTGGCAATTCTGCTGATAAAGAGTGGGGCAACGATATAGATGCCTTTAACTCCGGTAATTTTTTGACCTTCTTTAATAATTTCGGATTGAAAATCTGCTTTTTTCTTACGACGATGTTTGGTAACTTTTTTAACTTTGTCTAATCTGGAATGTAATCTATTTAATCCGTCATCAATTTGGCTTCTAACTTCTTCGATTTTATTTGCATCTAATTCGCCATCTAGGTCTAGTCTCATAGCTTTGGAGATTTCGTTATCTAATTTTTCTAAATAAGAGATAGCTCTTTCTAATCCTGCGGAGTCATAGCCGGAATGTTTTGGAACATCATCAATTCTGCTTTTAATCCAGACAATAAAACCTTCTGATCCTTTTGATTCCCAGTCCCATTTATCATTTTTAGATTTTCTAGCTTCATTTTCGTCTTCATCTTTTTCATCAGATTCATCAACGACTTCTAATTCTGGTTCTTCTTTAGGATCTTGTGTACCGGAGGGAGCTCCAGGAAGTTCTGTTAATTCAATAATTATTTCTTGTGGAGCATCATCAGTTATTTCGAGATGCTCATGATGAGGCATAGAAACTTCCAATGGAGAAACGGGCATTTCTTGCAATGGTGTTTCAGGGTCTACTACTATTAATTGAGCTAATGTTTCTAATGACATTTGATACCTCGAAAGATTTATTTATATGCTTCTATATGCGTGTGAAATACTTAATTTTGTTAAACAAAAGATATTTTATCGTAGAGGGTATTTCCGGAGTCTGTAATTCCATATTGTGAATTTGGATTATTGGGTTGTGTTAATTCTTCTTCTTCTTGGATACCATCTATTAGTGGCATATTTTGACTTAGATCATATATTTTAATTAATTCTTCTAAATTTTTAGGTTTTTTCTTTGGTTCAGTAAATTCTCCATCATAATCTTCGCCAAAGTTTAATTGTGTAGGATCTTTTCCTTCAAAGTCATTTTCTGGCAATTCTTGTTCTTCTCTAAATCCGATAGAGTTAGCGATAGGAGATTCTGAGTCACTAAGTATAGATCCAGAATTAATTTGTTCATCGGTAGTAAAATCGATAGCTATTTTTGTTAATTTGGCTAATAAAGCGGCTCGTGCTTTCATTTTAGATTTTCTTTTTTGAAAATTTTCTGTTGAATCTTCAATATATGAATCATCAGGAGTGTACTTATTTTTCATTTGTTTTCGTTTAGCTGATAAGAAATCTGCAATGCTTGTATAATTATTTATATGTGACCAGCCTGAACCTGGACCTAAAGGGTTATCAACGCCTTCTGTTTGATATAAATCATAATTTCTGTAGAATGGTTCTACAAAGCGTGGTTGAAGAATAATGCTAGGATCAGTTTTATATTTTTTTTTATGAGGGGTAGGTTCATTAACTCCGCCGCCTCCTTGAAAATAAGCATTTTTAGATGGCATTTATATTCCTTTTATAAAAAGGCTGCATACTTTCTGTAATTGGAACATATTTCCATAAATTCATTTTAGTTAAATTAAAACTAGCTCGATCAGGATCTTTATCAAAAGCTGCATTTAATTTTTCTACTAAAGATTTTTGTGTTGAAATTTTTACTGTTTCTGGATGAGATTTTACAAAATTGATAATAGAATCATCAATATCAAAATTTAATTTTGAAGATAGATAAATAGATCGGATTACTCTGTTCCTATTAGATATTAATGTAATATTAGGTTCTAAACAAGTTTTAATTTTTCTTTCTTTAATATCATTAAAACCTTTGTTAGTAGGATCTGTAATATATTTTAAATCAAGAGATAGGAGCAAAGCATTGCATGTAAAATCTCTGCTAAACATTTCTTTTTGCAAAGAAGAGGGATTTTTTATTCCTTTTTTATTTAGGATTGCGTCAATATTGGGAATATTAAAATTAGAAGAAAAATCTATTTTTAAATTTCCGGCAAAAATGGTACTATGACCATCTTCCATAGTTTTTCTGGTTATATTATATTTTTTTTTTAATTCTTGTGCAAATTCTTGTGATAAATAATCAATTGTATTATCGCCGGTAGTAATATCTAAATCAGAAATATTTTCTAATTTATTTAAATATTTATCTCTAGGTGTGCCTCCGCATATCATAGGTTTTGATGAGCCTATTTTCAAAGATATATTGTCTAGAGTATTTAATAATTCTGATAATTTCATTTTTTAAATTGGTGGAGCGGTTTGTGTTGGAGGCTGTGTTAAATCTTCTTGTAAATTAATTTTAGGAGTTTCCTTTGAAACATTTTGTGTTAATTCTCTATTTTCTTGTTCTTTTCTTAATTTCTTTCGAAGTTTTTCTTTATCTTCTTCTTCTTGTAGATTTTTCTTAATAGCGGCTACTTCAGGAGAGGGGGGGACGTTACCAATTAAATCAATAGATTTTCCTTCGATACCGCCTTGTAGTCTTGCTAACATTTCATCTAAACGAGTAGAAATATAATTATTAGATTCAAGAGCTTTATTAATTGCTTCTGACAATGAAGGAAAATAAGCAGCTAAACCTTTGCTATCTAACATCATATCAATAAAAGCAAGTTGTCTAGGTAATTCTCTAGTTTTATAGATTTTTGAAACATTTTCTAATTTAGAAACAATATCATTAATACTTACATTTGCAAAAGCAGAATCGATAATATGATCAAAGTCTCTATCTTCTTTAGAGGAGGGTTCTCCTAAATCTTTTTCTTCTACTTCTAATTTTGGTTCTTTTGTTTGAGGTGTGATATCTTGAGCAACAACAGATAAAGAATCTTCTACTTCTAGGGAATCTTCATTTGAATTAGAATCTGCGACTCCTATATTTCCTGTTTCCATGTTTTTTAAAAATTCTGCTACTCCAGCAGAAAATTCTTGAGGGGCACTTTCAGGAGGATTTTGTGGCATTCCAGGACCGACAGAAGGTAAACCTCCGGGAGCTCCAGATGAAACTGCTGGTGCAGCAGGAGGTTCGGGAGAAATAGGAGTATCTTTAGTAGTACCAGTATTTGGAGGAGGTGGATTATTAGCTTGAGCTACAGAGATCAATAATTGAGAAGCTTTTTTAAAGCCAGATTTATTTAAAATATTAGCTTCTCGAATAATCATATCTTCATATAATCTAGTAGAAGTACTTTTTTTATTTACCATATGAAGTTTCTTTTTTAATTGATAAATAGTTTCAAGTAAAGATTCTAGTTCTTTATCAGCAAAAATTTGTCCTTCATGTGTTCTGAGTAACTTTTCAGCAGAATCTAATCTTCCTACAATTTTATTTCTTTGTTTTTCAATAATACGTTTTTTTTCAGCTAAAGGAATTTCTTCTGCAATATGATCGCGAACCTGATCAATATCGTTACCAGTTACATGACTTTCTTCTTTTTGAGGATCAGGTTTAACTTGTAGAAAATATCCTGGGGCACCATTTTCATACCATAGTTGTGCAAATTTATATTTCAAATGAGCTCCCTCTTCATAATACTTAAGCCAATTAAGAAAATGATAAACTTCCATAATTTTCCAGCCATGT